CGGCGACAGGTAATAACGTTTCTGGACATCGTTCGGCGATTGCAGGATCGAAGATAGCGATGACGAACACGCGCCTTCGTCGTTGGGGTACTCCGAAGTATTGCGCATCCAAGACTGCCCATTCAATGACCATCGCGCCTGCTTCAGCCATTTCGTCGAGGATGATCCCGAAGTCAGCACCTCGGTTGGAGTTGAGTGCGCCGACGACGTTTTCCCAAATAGAGATTCTTGGATATTGTCCATTAGTTTCCTTTCGTAGTTCTTTGATGATGCGTATGCCTTCGTGGAATAGTCCTGATCGTTCGCCTTCTAATCCGCTGCGTTTACCTGCCACCGATAAGTCTTGGCATGGTGAACCCCAAGCAACAACATCTATGACGGGTGCTTTGCTGAGGATGTGTTCACCTGTAAGAGTTGATACGTCATCCCATTTCGGGACATGAGGCCAATGCTTGTTGAGGATTGTGTTGGCGTTTTTATCCCATTCGCATTGGAATACGGTTTCCATGCCTGCGTTTTCTAAACCCATGTCGAAGCCGCCGACACCGCTAAATAAACTTAAAACTTTCATGTTTCCCCTTCGTGGTTTGGTTAGAACGGTTCTTCTGGTGGCAAAGGTTTTGTTGGTGCTGGTTTTGTTTTGCTGACGTTCGTGGTGCCTGCCGGTGCGATTGACCATAGTTCTGCGTCATCAAATTTGGCGACCCGTTTGCCGAGGATCACAGTTTTTGTTTCGCCTGCTTTAGTGGTGACTTCGACTTCCATATCTGGTTCGCCTGCGAACTCTTTGATACGTACGCCCCACGAGTCGTCTTTAAGTTTATAAAATGATGCTGACATGAATGTTCCCCCTTTGAGGTAGTTTTGTAGTGGATTAGATATTCGGATCAGAGTTCCGTACCCTGAGCCATTGCTATTCTCATTCGTTCAACCATCTGTTTGTAGGTTGAAAGTTCTCGGTTGATATCAATGGATGCTTGAACTGCTATATCCAAGTTCCATATTAGTTTTTCGTTTTCTTGTTTTAGTTCATCACGTTCTTCACGTACACGATCCAAACTGTTTTGCAGGTCGTTACAACGTGCATCCCACATCGCTAGTTCTGACGCCTGTGCATCGGTCATAACCCCATCCTAGTCTTATATTTGCGGCTGTGTAGTAGTCTCCGGCGTTCAGCGGCCGATTTGCCACCCCAAACACCGTACATGATTTCGTTATCGAGCGCAAACCTTAGACATCGTTCCCGTACAGGGCAGTCTGCACAAAACTTTTTTGCTGTGCTAACAAGGCGGCTTTCACCGATCTCAGGGAACCATGATATGCCGTCGCTGGTGTGGCATTTGGCGTTGTCCATCCAATCTGTTTCTTTGTCAACTAACTGGAATGATGCGAGTATTTCCCCCATTGCTTCACTTTCCCCAGGGTCGGAAGCCGTTTCCGCTGGTTTTTTGGGCGTAGTCATAGATTGTTTTGGCGGCTTTAAGGTTTGTTAACGGATCGAATAAGTCTTTACAATAGTTGATTATCCCCAATGTTTGCAAGTATCCGTTCGGATACCAGCGTGTAGGTAGGCACCATGATCGGTCGTTGATTTGGGCTAAACCTATGTCGGTTGACCCGTCAGCGTTCAGGGTGGTGTTGTGGGCTTGGGTTAGGCACCTTGATTCTCGATGAAGGATGTAATCCAGTTGAGGTAACTGGTCTAGTTCCCAGCCTGCTTCAAGGGCTGCATCCCACCATTGTGGGCATAGGGCTTTAGGTTTGGCTACTGCTACAGGGTCGCGCCAGACGCGCTGTATTGCGTTCTGAGCGACCAAAACAGGGGGTGGGCTGTTAGGTACAGGGGTCTGTTCAGCGAGGCTTGTAACCCCACCTACAGTCAAGGTGACTGTGAGAACGGCGAATAGCCGTGAGAGTGCATCCATTAGATTCTCCTACCTTAGTTGATTGGTTGTGAGTCTTATTTTATAAGGGCTATAAGTTCTGCGAACTCGTTGAGTGTCATCAACACTATCCCGTCAGAGTTACCTTCAGGCATAGCGATCATAGCGAACGGTCTGATATCTCCCAACGCTTTTGAAGCATCCGATTGCGTTTTCGCCGCACGAAACCTGGTTTCGATAGGGCCGACTTGCGCACCGGCTTTAACTTCAACGCGAAAAAAACCGGACCAATGTTCTTCATGCCGAGAACCTGCGTTACCTGTCGCAGATAAACCCAGTTTGCGTCGGGCATGTCGGGCTTTAGCATCACCTTTAGTTCGATTCCTTTTCCCCCGAGCCGCAGGATCGTTACATCCACGTACCCGTCGCTTACCGTCACGAGATGGGCGACCGAGCAACCCGAACTTCGGACATTCAGGTAGGTTGCATTTCTCACGGTTGCCTTGACATTCCCCTTTGCGTTCATCGGTCATTGAGGGTCAAGGGTTTCGATGAGTTCCCAAACTTCACCTTTGGTCATCTCGTTCAGATCGTTCAACGGATGCTTCACCGAACCGACAGCCAACTCTAGTTTGGCTTCAGGTGTGTCGAAACCTTTAGAGTTCATTAACGCTTTCAGTTTCGCCAACTGTGTACCACCCACCTTGCTATCAGGGTTTGACGGTTTCACGTTCGGGTTATGTACCGGTTCCACGGGTGTTGCTTTGAACGTTTCAACTATCGCCTTTTCTGCTTCAGCGTTGGTTAAAGGTTTCGGTTGTTCTTTCATTGATTTGAAAGCGTCACGCAACTTCGCCATGTCCGCTTCTTTCAATCCAATCAACAGTACGCCAGCCTGTTTTGCTACCTCGTTCGGGTCAAGGTTCGCTTCTTTGCAAGCTGCTTTGAATCGATCAATGTTTTCTTGGCTGACAACACCAGCAGGTTTAGGTGCCGTGGCAGGGTGTTCTTCCCACTCAGACTTTGACCAAAGTGAGAGACAGATACCGAACCGCATGGATGCGTTGCGTAGGAAGTCGCCTACAAGTTCTTTATCTAGATCAGGTTTGTCTGCACGTACCGAACCGACACCCAACATGGTTTTGCCGAGGATGGTTAGATACCCCCACATGGTTGCCATGCCGTTCGTTTCGGTGATCGCTGGTCTGCCGTTCACGAACTCGACAGGCGACCAGTTCCACATCGGATCAATGTCAATCAGGATGCGGTTGATTTCTGCGTGACCTACGAAGTCGAGCGTGATGCCGCCTCGTGGCAGTTTGCCGACGATAGACGGATCAGGTACACCGTACGTGTTGAGTATTTCTTTTAGTTCCATTGCTATTCTCCTTTCGTTGCCACACGTAACGTGCGGATGGTTGTTGTTTTCTTAAACTTCTCTACTAACGCTGGGTGTTCTTGTTCAAGTTTCTTTTGATCCAACGATGTGCGTTCAGATGTTTTCCAAGTCAAAGCCAAAGTGCCGTTCAATGTGGCGTACTCGGCTTCACCCATCAGGCCGCACAGTTCTGCTTTGATTCTATCTTCGGTTGCTTCAAGTTCTTTCATCTGCTGTTTAACTTGTTTCAACGCAACGATTTGTTGTTTCATGCTGGAAGGCAGTTCAACTGTAGTGTTGACACCTTGCGGGTATTGGGTTGAGATGTGCCGGTAGGCGTACTCTGCGCCGTCAGGCAACATCCCTAAATCTATGGCTGCCAAAAACTTTCGGCAAGCGTCAATATGTTTCTGTTTCTCATCTGATGAAACCTTTTGTACATGGTGGTGCAGTTCCAGGTCTGAATCGAAGATCGCCCAATCAATAGAGAAAACGTTTGCGCAGATCGCCTGCTGTATACCTTGCCAATACCAGTAGTCGGGTAGTTTCCCATCCCAACGTTTCCTTGTGGTCTTAACTTCGATGACTTGGCGTTGGTCGGGTTCATCCATGCTTAACGCATCAAGTGTTGACATGAGACGTACACCATCTTCTTCGTAGCAGTACAGCACGTCTGGTGTGTACAAAACTTTGTTCAGTCTGTCTGCCGCCCATTTGATGAGTGTCGGTTCAAGCCGGTTGCCTCGGTCCATTGCCGAGTTCGGTGCCTCAGGTTGCGGTGGTTCAGGTGCCAACAGTTCTGTTGCCAGGTCTGCCGCAGTTTTGAACGGGTGCGCCCCGTGAACTACAGCCGCTACTGATGCTGTGATTTGTGGTTCACCTGATTCGTTTTTCCATCGGGCCGCCAACCAGTCGGCTGTGCCGTGTTCAGGTTTAATTCTTGTGTACCAGTTCTTATTCATTTGTTCCCCTTTGTTTGGTTTAGTTAAAGCATACGGTGAGGGTGTTGCAAAGTCAAATCGATTTTTGCTTGATCCAAAACTTTTACGTTCTGCACCATAGACACAGGGATATGTGTCACCATCCCTATAGTTTTAAGATTTGGTACCTCGTCAGGCATATATGAACCGGTGATCGAAATGTACCCTGGCAAACATTCAGGCCACAAGAACCCTACCGACACAACATGGCAGGCTTCAGGTTTGTAGGTTTCTATCTCGATCCAGCCGTTATCGGAATCGTATGCGTCTATCCAATGAACGGACACAAGTGACCACGGGCAGGACATCAGTTTTCCTTTGGGAGATATTCGTAACTGGCGTGGGACATGGACATGATGCGACCTTCACGGGTTATCGCAACCCAAGTCGGGGCGTCAGGGTCGCAGACACATGACGACACTTTCGTTTCATCATGCTCGATGATGGCGTCACAATGTTGGCAGCAAAGTCTCATAACCAGCACACATATTCTGACGTTACACGCCCTTTGATCGGGTCAACGAAATGCAGGCGTTGGCTGGGTTTGCCGACCGCTGCGATGAACGTGCGGGCATACTCGTTGTGGGATTCAGGTGAACCTGTTACGAACACTCGACCACCGTTCGCCATCGTGAGTGCGGTAGGTGTATGGAAATGCCCCATGTAGCAGTCATGGAATGGTTCTACGACACCTGTGGACCATGCCGAAACTTTGCGCAGAATAGAACCGAACGCCCCTATTTCGTCGCCGTGAACCAACAACACGTTGTAGTTGCCGATAGCAAAAATCTGGTACCAGTCATCAGACATCTGCCATTTGACATGTTTGATGTCGGCACAGTTGTTTGACGCGATCTGGTATGCCATGCGGTCAATGTTGTCGCCGGCTGGCATGTCACCTTTTTTGCCTAGTCTGCCATGATTACCGAACTCGCACACGACTTTGACTGATTCAAAGTTTGTGGCAAGGGTACGGATAGCGGACTCGATGATGCGCACCACGGCAAACATCTGTTCGTACAAATGCGCACCGATCTCGAACTGCTGGCCTGGGAATATGCCTACGCCTTCCACCATGTCGCCACCCAACATGACAACACATTCTTTGACGGGATGGTGGGCGCGTTGTATTTCGGTGAGTTGAATAACTTTGCGGATCATTTCCTCGATGCGGGCTGTCAACACGTTGATGTCGTAGGAGACTGTTTGTTTGCCTGCCTGCCAGTCGGTGAGATGTACGAGCGCAACCTCGGGTTTGATTTTGCGTTTATCTTTCACCGGTGGGATAACTGTTGGGCGTGGTGTCGCCAACAAAGATAGCCGTGCCGCTTCGTAGACGGCTTCGATCAGGTCTGATGTTTTAAGTTTTGCTTTTGCTTCGGCACGTTGACTTTGTAACAAGGCTTTGCGTAAATCTATGACCTGCTGTTCCAAAAACATTTGGTCTTTGAGTTTCATTTCCATGATCTCCTTAACGCAGTTAACGCCGAAGTAGATGCGACATATCCCCGTTTAGTTAACGTGCGTTGTATCGCACCTGCGCTAATCGTCGAATCTTTCAACGCTTGCACCAAGTCTTTGTATTCTTCGGCTTTCATTTCTTTTTTCAGCCGAGTAAGAATTGTGCGGTCTGCTTTGCCGCTACGGACTTCTTCCAAGAATTTGCCCACTATTTTGCCGCCATGTTTAGGCATGTCAAATAGCCTAAAGCATCCACGAGGCTGTCGTGGTGGATGGTGTCGCGTTCAAGGTTGGTGCGTAACCGTGCAAGTTTGACTGCGACCATGAACATGATCGCTTCGGATACCTCTAGGTTGATGCCGGTGAGCGCATAGTAGATGTCGGCGACTTTACGGTAATCGTCTGCTGGATGACCGTAATCGTTTTGTCTTGGGCCGTTAACAAGTTTGTGTGCCTCTAAAAGGATTTCACTTCCTGCTGTTGCCTTTGGTTTTGTTGACATGTTTCATCCCCTCGATAATGGTATCTATTTTTTTTATGAGATTCCAAAGATCGTCTTGTTCGCTGACCCCTGGGTAAACCTTACTTAGGTACTTCCTTATTGCCTTCAACTCTATCTTTGTCAATTCCAAGTTCATTGTCAAGTATCCCTCCGGTTGCGTGAGAGATTAGGTGGTCTGTTACCCGTCTGTCAACTTTGTCCACTTTGGTTTCTACGCGACCTATGCCTTTGTGCATGATGCGTAGGACAGCCATCACGTTGTCGTGATCTTCTCGGTTTTCTTTACGGAATACGGTTATAACGGTGACGATAATTCCGCCGACTGCTGTGACTACAGCCGACAGTATTAGCGCCCAACCCGCATCCATATCATACGGCTTTCTGCGAATCAACCCATGCCTGCACAGCAGGGGTAGGGTTATCACCGGTTACCAAACGCAGATGCCAGGGTTCGCTCGGTACCACTTCCCATGAAAATCCGAAGTCTTTGACGTTTGCGATCAACCAATTCAAACGCTTTGGTTCGCCAGCAGAATGAACGTCAACAGCCAAACCGAGGTTGTGGTTTGATTTGCCTGGGGTGGCGAGCATCGCCATACCTTTTCGCAGATACCAAGTTTTACCTTCAAACGTTTTAGTTGATGTACCAGGGATCGGATCGGTGCGGTAGCGTTGAAGGAAAGCGGCTTTCTGTGACTCGTAAGAGCGATACAGGTCGCCTGCGCTCGTCGGTTTGAGAACAAGTCCATCCAATGTGGCTTTTGCGACCATTGCGTTCCATGCGTCAGCGGCCCGCCAATGCAGTTTGCCGCCACCTTTGATTGGGCGTAGCAGGTTCTCAGGTAGTTTCCCTGGCTCGACACCTTTCAGGTCGGCTGGCATGACGATGGGAACGATGTAATCCCACGCAACTTTTTTTGGCATTATTTCTTCTTAGTTTTGGTGCCGAACGCTGCCGAGATTTCTTCTGATGTGAGTTCGCCGTCAACTGATGCGGCTGCAAGTTTCTGTACAACACCGAACAAGGCTGTCAGGCCTGCGACACCAGCGGATTTAACTACGTCGACTCCGAGGATTGCGCCACCGGTGATGATAGGTAGGGCTGATGCGATGAACAGCGACACGAGGCGTTGTGTGAGGTCTAAGGTTTTGGCAATCATGGAGTTCATTCTGGGTCCTTTTGTGTTAGGGATATCAGCGAGTGTAGCACTATGCCAATACCTGTTAAGAGTAACGCCTGTCTTAAGGTAGGACCTGACAAGGTAATTAAAACCATGCCCGTACCCACCCAAGTCCAAGTGTTATCCCTCACGTAGTTGATGATGTGTTTCATTATCGTCTAATCCTAGTAGGTGGGATTGCGGCGATGAGCGCACCTACAGCGACTAGGGTTCGGCGTTCACCGACGGGGATGTTTGACCCTGTCGGTACATAGTTCTCGAATTGTGAACTGAAGATGTCAATAGTTTTTTCGAACGCTTCTTTGATTTCTGTTGGGGCTTCTTGGATGGCTTCGGTGAAGGCTTCTAGTTGGGTGTCGGATAGTTCTTCTACGACGATTTGTT